TCTTAACCACTGGTAAACCGAGATCATCAATAAGATACTTTCCGATTTGCTGGGGACTTCCAGGATTCCATCCCAGTTCCCCTTGAATTTGATTAAGTATCTTTGTTCCTTCAATAGCCTTTTTCCTAGAAAATACTGTATCAACTTTAATACCACGTTCTTTAATTCTTGCCATTAATCGAATAAAATCAGCTTCAGTTTCCCATAAAGTCTGAGTCATCACATCCATACAATCTATGCCAGCATGCGTTTAATAGAGCCTCTTCATGTGTACCATGTGATCTATTAAATCTGCATTTGTAGCACCAGGTCCACCAAGGATATCCAGGATCACCGCCGGATTTAAATACTCTACATTTATGCATTAAGCTCCCTCTACGTACTGCTTTTGAAGAGCATCTCTTTCTGCGCTAACAATTTTTAATTCATCATTAAGTTCTATAACTCTAGTAGCTAGTAGTTGAAATTCTCGTGAAGTCATCCAGAAGTACACTTGAACATCAAGATTAGTTAATACAGCTAGTTGTTGTAGTCGACTAATAATTTTCTTTTCTTCTTTTTCACTCAGCATTTTTATTATATCCTTTCTAGCTTAATAAGTTGTTTGGCCACAGAGATCTTAGTACGTCTAGTGTGCATTGCAGTGTGTAGAATGAAATGGTGAGCTTGTTCTTCATTAATCCCGTAAGCATCCATAAGTTTTGCTTTCGCTGCACTTATTAGTTCTTCTGGTGTATTCACGCTTTTCTGTGCTCCGTAGGAGAGTGATGGTGAAGATTATTAAAGTGTAAATATCGATTTGAATGAGCGTGTTCGTGACTAACGTAAGAGCGAGATTCTAACTGGTAGTGCCAATGCCTTTCACTACCTGTACACTTCACTCCTGTGGTAGTTACTAAGTCATCACTTAACTCTTTAAGTTTAGTAGCTAGCCACACCACTGTTTCAATTGGTAGGTGATAATCCGACTTACCTAATTCTTCATCCTTAAGCATGTCAAGAATAGAAGCTAGGCGCATTTCTTCATCAAGATTTAACACGTGAATACCTCATATCATCCAGTATTTTAGCGGTTTTATACACAGGATAACAGCAGTTATACTTTTCCTTTATAAGTCTGTAGTGTTTCTTACCCGCCGCTGTGGCTTTATTTGAAGGCCATTTAAAATCTTCAATTAGACTCTGTCTTACTGATCTCTGAAATTGTGAAAATTTAGATCTACCCACCAATCCTCCTTTTTCTAATTCACAATCTTGACATATCGACCGAATCTAAGCCATGATCCACTAGGTACCCTCACAGAGGTATGGGTTGACCCCCGTTAGGTCCGTAGCGTTGATCCTGGCAGGCTACCTGAGGTGATCATGGACGCCAGATGAGGACTAGGTCGCCTCATAAGTCACAAAGTTGAGTTTTCCACTTTAATAATTCGTACACATTTCTTACAAGAACGACGCCTCTTTAATTCTACCTTATCATTATTCCATTTTCCTCCATACCAAACAGGACTTTCACCACAAATAGCTGAAGTTCTACTTTCAGCGAAAAAGGCGTGTTTCACGGTACTATTTAATCCATCTCCGTATTTCCAAATTACCTTCATTTTACTCACCCTTACACCTTCGGGTAGCTAGTAATTGAGTATAAGGCTTCTCACAATAATAACAAACAGGTCCCGCCACAGATACGAGAGCCTCATGATCAAAGAAAGCTTTTTCTCCAGATTCAAGATTCTCAGGGCTTACCTTGTAAGATGTAATGACAATCCAATAATGGTCTCCAGAACGGGAGTCAAAATCTGGAATTTTATGCAAGTTACCAGGAACTTCTTCAACAAAATTAGTAGGTGTAGTGCGATACTCCACAATTACTCCTTTTTCCAAACGAAGTATGTACAATTACCAATAATAACTGGAGATCCATTTGTATTACACGCAAAACAACAACGCCATTGACAGTAAGGACTTTTACAGTGAGGAATTTTAGTCACATGTCCACAAATAGGACATGTCCTTTTAAGAACTGGCGCTGAAACCATTCCCCTATAACCTCCTTTTAAGGGGGATCTGACTACTTGAGCCAGATCCCTTATCTCCTTACGCCTTAGGAATTAAACCCACAGACGTAAATGCATGATATTCAGAAATACTAGGTGCCCCGATAAAGAAATGCTGGTCTAAGTAAGGTACTGACATCAATGATCCACCTGTATAGAAGTCGTAGCCACCACCTGGATTACAATTGACCCAGTTAAACAAATAAACATTATACTGAGTCCAAGCAGCATCTGTTCGATTGTTAACGATAATACTTCCAGAATTGTCAGCAACAGGAGTTCCGTTAGCCCATGTGGCGGGTGCAAAATTCAAACAAGAACTAACCCCACCAGAAGTATGCAAATGAACATTATTGAGACTAGATTGCCACATATTCTGCTGGAAATTACGTGCCTGAGTTAGACAAATAGAACTGTCATTACAGCCCAAATAAGGTGCTGCCTGAACTGGTGCAGATACTCCTAAAAGTGCGATAATCAGAGAAAAAATAAGACCAATTCTCTTACTAAAATCACTCATTTTTGCCCCTTGTGGCTAATGCATCTTGTACAGCTTCTTCAATAACTTCTTCAACACTAGCAACAGACCAAACTTTACCTCTCGTAAAAATAGCAGTAATAATGGGAAGGGCAAAAGCACTAATTACAAAAATAAGAGCAGTCTGACGTTCATTTAAAAGATGAGGAAATAAATAAGAAACTAAAGCTAGAACACCAGCCACACCGGCTGTGCTAACTCCAACTCTTAAAGCAGGTTCTTTATCTTCTTTATTCTTAACGTTCAGAAAGGTATCCAACTTGGAGATAGTCATGGCAAAGCGATCTTAGCAGTTAAACTACCCGTAATCTGGAGAGAATCTTCACTACCCAAATTAGCTTCAAGCCAAGCATTTACAAGAGACTTAACGACTAAAGGATCAACAGCAGGTGAAAGAACTGTGCCATTAAGTTTAACAAAAGCCTTTTGATAAGCCACAGCGAGCCACCCTGTAATTAGCTCACCTTTGTAGGTAGCAGATCCTAGATGTTTATGGTAGAAATCAGCAAAAGCAGCAGCAGAACTAGTACCGTAATCTCCATCCACAATGATAGCCGGAGACGCAGGATTGACAGTCGACCTAACTTCATTGTGCATCTGCTGCCAGTACTTAACTTCTTCTCCAGTGTCACCCTGTTTTGGTAATGGCATACCACCAACACTCCATTCTGAAAAGGGAACTCCAGCCCATACAGAAAGTAGAGGAGCAAGAGCTGGCCAATTATTTACAAAATGAGTAAAGATACTAGTGTGACCGTGCCACAGGTGGGTTTTATCAGCTGAAACTCTACGTACGGGACCTCGTAGCTTATCCTTACTAAGTCCGAATACAGTCTTATTATCTAGAGTCCCATAAAACTCTTTGACGGCGTCAAGACGTGTATCCAGTGGGTTTTCGAAAGACGTCTTCATTCTCGTGGTCCATTTGACCATCTCAGTATCAGACATCGTGAGATCAATAGCTCGTGCTCGTGTTCTGTTTTCAGGTACTAAATCTAAAGGCAATTTGACTGAATAATTACTTGGATAATAGTGGAGATTAGCATTTACAGTGTTGTGGTAACCAGCTTTGTTGGCATAAATTCCACTCAGCTTCACACCAGGAACGGGACAGCCTTCCCACAATTTCCACATTGGATCTGTAATAATGAGAGGATTAGGATTCTTAGCCATTAGGATGACTTTTCCTATCGTAAGCTACAATGTTGTTATCACGCAACCAAACATTAAAACTCAATTGACCATCAAATGTGTGATCTCTGTAGAGAGCAAAGCCTTCTGCATTAATAGTAATAACAGTAATAGGAGAACGTAACTGGTAAGTGTCATCGGACAGTTGGCGGCACTCAACGCCATTGAGAGCATCGATAGGATGCCACTTTGTAGGATACTCAGAAACCGAGTCTGCTGGAATACTTGGAATATTTGTCAACACTTAGCCTCTCCTCTAGAACGCCTATACCTTCCGGAATATCTCTATCTCTATCACCCAAAGGAATTAATCCTACACCCTTTAGCATTGCACAATCTCTATGTTTGCCTAGCGGCTGAAAAGGATTTCCTGTGCTAATTGCTCCCTTGTAATAGTGTCTTTCCATTAAACGGTTGGCCTCTTTTCGAGGTCAGCAAAGAACTTTCTTTCGACTACTTCCTCTGTGGCTAATACTTCCCTTCTCCATTTATTACGTTCATTAGTAGGTGACCGATGTTTAGCAGTAGATACAACTGGTGCTTTCTTCGGTTTACGCAAGAACTGAAACAAGTTCACACTTAACTCCAAAGAGGACCAAACTGTTCTTCATACTTGGGCAGTAGCTCTAGAAATAACTCCATCGTAATTTTTGCATCGACAGTTGCATAGTTGTACATTAGTGCATAAGGTACGTATTCCCACCCCATTGTCTTTATAATAGAAGTCATAACTGGATCTTGCTCTTTACCACCTCCTCCACAGTAAAATTTGTGCATATAATCAAGACCTTTAGACATCACATTCTCATCGATCATGTGGCCTAGAATCATAGTGCAGACAAAAGGCAGATCAAAAAGATAAGGGAGGGCAATGAGGTCATGACCAGCATTATGAAACACGCGAAAAGGAACTGTCCGAAGGACATGTTGAATAAATTCATTTGTCTCTGCATCGACATTGCAATTTTCCTTGTGCCCAACAGGAAAATACATTGAATCCAAAGCAGGATGAGCAATAGAGATGCCCAAGATGTTAGGTGCATAACCTTCCGTATCTACAGCTAAGTATTTAAAGCCCAAACAATTTTCCAAGTGAGCCATCTGCTGGCTTTTCGTTGGTAGTTCCGTCCCCTTCAGTGACAGGGGCGTTAATGGAGAGTTGACTACCGACAAGTTCAAACCCCCTGTCCGAAGTACGAACGATATCAAAATCTTGCATTACTTTAGCCATACGTGTTTTTAAGAATCTTACGTGTAGATGTGTTGATCCTTTCTTTTGTTCAAGAGCAATCACCGTCTGTGCATTAGCTCCGATATACTGTGAACCGAATCCGTCATCTAAGGTAAGTACCTTAAGTTTTTCAATTCCTTCTTTACGCGGATGATGGATGAATATATATCCACAGCCGTTGTCTCTTCGGATGTCTTCATTGAGAAAAGAGTTAAGTCTTTTGATGTCGTCATCATTGGTAACCGAACCATACATGGACAGACTAAGGGAATCGATAATAATGAGTTCAATATTATGCAGTTTGATATATTTGAGCACTTCAGATTGTTGATCAGGAGTATCGAAAGGGTAGGCTGCTCCGATGGGCCAGATAAATAGCTGTTCCTGAAGTTTTGTCTGTAGCTCATCAGACAACTCCATATCTTTAAAGAACTCTTTGAGTTCGTAGTGTTGCATTTCAAGGGATATGAACATTACTCGTTGCCTATTTACAATATTCCAGAGTAAGAATTTATCCTTTCCAAGAGCTAAGTCAATAGCTAATCTAAGGGAGAAGGTGCTCTTGCCAATTCCTGGTTTTCCAAATATAACCATCGACCCTGCCACAGGCAATAATCCTTCAATAGCCCATTTGAGATTGACATTGGTTCGCATGAAATCATGGAATCTATAAACTTCAGGTGTTCCGTGAACAATTTCAGTAGTTGTTGCTTTTCTTCTTCTGACAGAGGCAATAATTCCTTGGAGTTGTTTATCTCTATCGTTTCTTCCAACAAACTTTCCCCAGGCTGTATCTCTGTCTTCCAAGAGGACATAGGTTTCTTCATTACTTAACCCACATTCTACGCATTCATAGCCTAGTCTGACTAGCGCATCAGATCTCTTACCCTGTGGAACTTCTTTGAACAGGAGATCCAACGCGTCAATCGTGAATCGGTACTTAGCTAAGATTTGATCTTTGCTAGGTAGAACTCCGAGCGAAATGTCAACGCGGGAACCAGCGGGAGGAATAGGAATCCCAAGAAAATCAGAGATGCTATATAAGGTGTCATTACGATCCAAGAGAGTGACAGGTTTATTTCGTTTGTGGTTCCAAGTATCAACTGGCCGTAGTACATTCTGATAATCCCAAACAGATAAGTCTGCTCCATAGTAATACGCAATCCTTCGAGTTAAATCTTCAAGAATAGCTTTATCAGTTATAAAAGAATCTAGTTTCCAGTACCAATGTTCATGACCTGCTTGAGAGGACATGACTCGCATCGTAGGCTTAATGGCATTTGTAGGGACTGTACCATCAAACTCTGTCCAGAGCCAGCTAGTACCTTTGAATGTTGTAGATTCAACTTTTTTACTACTGAACAAGACTGGTGATATATACACATCTCGTTTGTCAAAGTCATTTAAATGTCTTTCTAACTTGTTGCGCTCCTGTGGCCAATTAAAAAAATGCTGCTCCCATCTTTCTCCTTTTACAGGAGCATATACTATTCCTTCTTGACCTTCGAAGAGGTCATTCAAAAATTCATTTGTCATGAACCTCCCTTCGAGTGGAGCCTACCTAGCTTCATAAGTAGGCTCCCGTGCAGACAGTCTCAGGCTTCCTTTAATTTACATCATACTGCCTCCAAGTGACTCGTATACTAGCAATTATATTATTAAATTAGACCATGATGGGCCTCCTCATAATTATATACGTCGGGATGGAGAGACTCGAACTCTACCAAATCCGTCCAGAAACTGCGCAGCTTTCTTTACGGACATCCCGGAGGGGGTACCTACCTCACGGCAATAAGATAGGTACCCGGACCTTGTACTATTTACTCTTCACGAAGATTAACCCACTTAAGATTAACACCTTCATTATTGGCACCATAGTTACTGATGCCAATATTTACCTTAGTACCTACAAGAACCTCGGGATTCCAGCTCTCATCGTTCAAATCGTCAATGTCAACGCCGAGACCCTTTTGTGAAGTGTTGTTATCGTTACCACACAGAGTCCGCTTAAGGCCAGAGATTGCACGTCGAATACTCTTCTGCTCATCGACGGGAAGAAGTGCAAGAGCCTCACTGTCCATGTCAGGATCAATAAGAGTAAAGAACTGAGTAGCCTTAGAATCCAAGAACTGCGAACCTTCATCAGTAATAGTATATTCAATGTGGAGCTGCTTCTGCTGGTCCCGATTCATCTTGTACTGTGCCTTAGTAACTTCAGCCTCATACTCACCCTTCTCAATATAGTAAGGGTTAGTAGGAATAGCAGCAGCGTCAAGCTTACCAAAAATACTCATTTGAAAACAATCTCCTTATACTTAGCTACAAATTTATCAAGGTCCATTGAACCCTGAATTCCTTCGAGTCGGCTTTTACCTAATTGGGTTAAGCCATTGGTTACGTCCGCAGTACCTTTAGTGCCATTGAGTTTAGTATGTGCAATAATGTCAGCCCTAGTTCCAACAATCTTAAAAGTGGCCTGAGGAATAGAAGGTCTCTTCTGTTGGTTAGCACTAAGTCCAGGAATAGGATCAACAAACTGAGAAGTAAAAATAATGTGAGCTTCAGTCTCCTTAAATAGTTTATTGAATACTGGCCTGGTGGTATCCCGAGTAACTCGGTAATCCACGGGTGCCAGAGTTTCGATATTCATAGCTTTAAGTGTAGAATTTTTAGTAGTAAGTTTATCTCGATACTTACCTCCCCAATCTGCCTCATCATAAAGCAGGTCAAGGAATTCATCAATTGACTGACTGAGAGTGTCCCAAATAATAGTGTCGTAACCTGTAAAGTCTAGATAGGGAAATTGATCCAATCCTTGAAGAGGAACAACTTTAATCTTAGCAAAATCCGCACTGTGGCGAGGTTTCTTCATAACTTTCCAACTATTATCAGAAGTTAGTAGCAGCCCCCTTTCACCTACCATAGAACAAGCTGTGCTTGTTTTACAGTTACCTAGATCACCGTATAGAACAGTTACAAAGTAAGGACTTAGAGTTGCATACTTATTAGCTTCTTGTCGATATTCAGCTTCAGTTGGTTTAGGAATTGTAGTCATTTAGCAGCCTTTGCACATGCGGGACATTGAACACGAGGAATATTTGGATAAAGACTTTCACTAGGTTCTACAACATCATAGGGTGCACACCAATACTTATCTGGATAGTTTCTATATATACCTGGAAGTATTTCATCTTCTGGTATTCGTCTAGGCTTTACAGTCAAATGAATCAAAATAACTGGTTCATTGTTATACTGTGGAGGATTAGGAGTTGTAGTCATAATCACTCTTCACAAATTCATAAGCAAGTGTTTTAGAGGCATCCTTACCCTCAGCTTCAAGACTACAAGGTGCTTCGAAGAAACAGTACTGACAAGTACTATAATTCATAGTACGACGTGCTTCACTTCTAGCAAATTCGTATTGTTCCCTGAATGCAAGTACCTCTCTAACTGCATTAATGAAATCACGGATAAGAATATCTTCTTCACCAGACTTAAGTGTATAATTCTGTGCATTAACCTTTCCAGTTTTTGTATTAAAAAATCTAACAATAGTACGAGTAACGTTATATCCCATAGCATTAAGAAATATCTGATACAGTTTAGCTTGAGGGAATCTATTCAATTTCTTAGCAGACCAAGCGCGTCCAACAAACTTAGCATCTTCTACATCAAAGAATCCCCCCTTACGCTCGAATACAACATCAGGAGTAAATCCAACCTGCACATCAGCCAGATTAGGATCGTCTGTAAAAATAGACAGTGGAATTAGAAAGCGATTTTCTACAAGTACAGCCTCTGGAAAGAAATCTGTATCTCTAATGTAGTTATCAACAAGAGTCCAAGATGTAAGTAACGTACCCACCTCAGAAATATTTTCAGTACTGATCATAGCTTGTGCTTTAATACGCGTACGATGTTGGGCTTCTTCTTTTGTATCTCCCTCACGTAGAGCTTCATAAAAAGACTGCAAAAGTCGATGTCCCTTAGTACCCGTAGTCATAGGATCAGACATGTGCTGCGGCCTGAGATTTCGATCATACATATAGTAATACTGCCGCTCACACGAGTCCCAAGTAAACAGTTCGGAGTAGCTAATTGTTCTAGTCACTTGACTTCCAATCGTAGTACTATCATGGGTATGAAACAAATGTAAATACGAGTAGTTAAATAAGGAGACTTGTCTATATAAACACCTACCCACAAATCATACCATCTAAACATAACTCTGACCTTCACCTTTTCATCTTCCATTCCATTTCATTAGCTATTAACTCAATTTCAGTAGCAGGCTGAGGATCATGAGTAGTTTTATCATATTCTTCTTCATCATAAATAGGATCATTCACTGCATGCCATCGATTATGACAATGCTTACATATCCGGTGAACATTACCAGGTTCATTCCTTAATGGATTCTTAACAGGTCCATGGTGTCTATCAATTTGTAATCCACTAATACAACCAGTGATTGGCTGACCTCCACCACAGTCTTTTTGACCCTGCCATTCACATGGTTTATCTTCAAATATAGGATAGAGAAGTGCTGCTCTTTTTCTCCCAGTAGAGAGAACATCTTTTACTTTTCCTGGTTCCTTTGAAGGAGCCCCCCTATTACCAGCAATAATAGATCTAGCTATCTTTTCTACATTAGCATGACACTTGGTACAACCTATGTCACATTCATCATGAAAACCTCGGCCACAGGCTATACAACCCATATCACTTCCTTTTAGCTTTACGAATCATTACCCTAAATGACTGGATTACAGTAAAGGCACCAAAGATTGCGCCTCCAGTAAACCACAATAAATTAGTTCCCATTACAAAAGTCCTTTATACTTGAGGTAAATTCATTCATTACTCTGGCCAATCTTCTTTTATCCAACCTTTGACATGGCACGGCCAACATGATTTATGTTGATTACAGCGTTTCCTCCACAAATGCCAACACATCACTAATGTCCTACTCTTGGACAATCAATACGACCTGACATGCACCAATGACACTTATCCTTATCGTTCCAATTCCAAATATCAAGTTCCTTAAAAGCTCTCTCTAGATCATCCTTCTTTACAGTTACCTTACGTCCAGCATCAAAATACCAATCGGTGTCGGGATTTGCAATCTCTTCTCCATTAACAAATTTACGATGTTCTAATTTCTCAACTGCATCTTGAGGCTTTGCATATTCCAAACCATAGGACATCAGAGTGGGCTGATTAAAATACATAAGCCCCCACTGTGGCCTATTTTCAGTAAATTCCCAAATTCCTAAAACCCATTCAGGACCAAAATATTCTCCCTTACCATACACGTCAATAGGAACAGCCTTATAGAACTTGTAATAAGAACTCACAGATATCCCTTGTAGTCAGACGATAACTCATCCGTATTTTCCCAGTAATCTGCGTAATCAACTCTACATAGAATCCAATATCTGCCCTCGTGTTTAAATATTCTATTATCAGGAGTAAACTTATCACATGCAAGACAGCGAGAGAATCGCTCAAATCTAGTTGGTTTAAGCTTAGGAGGCTTAGGTGGTTTCATGATCATCCCTCCCCGCGACGGATGATTTTTCGGGCACACAAAAGCCTGGGGCCCCTTACCTGTAGATAAGGGGCCCGCACATCAGATTCTAGTCGTCACTGTCTTCAGATGCAAGGAACTTAGCAAGATCGGCAGGATTGGCATTCTCGTTCCACATATCCTGGTGAGCAACACTTGCCGACTCCCCAACAGTCTCCTCCGCCTCCTCAATAGTAAAATCGTACTGAGCCACTAGAAGATTAACAACATCATTCTTCATGGTTTCCATAACCTGAACGTATTCCATACTGCTATTCTCCCTAATAAATAATTCTTCTGCTAACTCAGGCTCTCGTGAAGCATTTTCTTCTGCCCACTCAATATAAGGATCACCTACATCAAATGGATTGTACACTTGGAGCCCTGTCAGCTATTCTTCCTGTTTTTTCTGAACGTCTTTCAAGAGCTAACCAATAAGTAGTAATTGCATTTTCTATAATCTGATCATCTGTCAATTTAGGTCTTAGTTCTTTAATTCTTTCAATCCTAGTAATAGCTCCCTTTGAGAGGATCGACAGGTCCATCCTTCATCCTTTCTGAAATAATGTGGTATTGATTGCATTGTTGACAATAAACAACATCTACAATCTGTTCCCAGCTATCACCTCCGGTATGCACTGTTATAGAAATGTTTAAAGGCTTACCCGGTTTATCTACAATGTCATCAATATTACTTTGAAATTCAATTATATTCATAGACTCTTCTCCAAATGCTTCAATAAACTAGCTTGCTGGCTGGCAGCATCTTTAAAGTCCATTACAATACTACGCTTATTATCAATAAGTTCAACCATATAATCATCAATTGAAGTTTCTACCTGCGGCAAATGCACAGTAGCCTGGTCAAGTGAATTAATCCGGTCGATTCTACCAATAGCCTGGTCATCGTTACCGGGATTCCAGAAACGATCATACAGAATCATATGACGTGCAGCATTCAAATTAGCAGATTCACCTACAGTCTGATAAGTAGCAAGTAACACATCAAATTGGTAGTTCTCAGGATCAGCAGTTTTCAAGTCGAAGTCATTAAAAACCATTTCAGTATTACCTTTTGCTTTTTCATCTCCTGTAATAACAGCCACACGCAGGCCATCAATTTCAAGGCGCCTTTTCATTTCATAAATAGCAGGCTTGAATCGGGAGAACATTACAATTCGTTCTCCTTCTTCAACCAATTCTTGAATTAGCTCTTCTGCCCAATCCATCTTAACAGACTGAGGAACTTCAAGAGTAAAAACCTCTCCTGTATCAGGATCTGTAAAATGAATAGGACAAGGCCAACTTACAGTTTGAGCAAGCCTAGTCATTACAGCAAGTTGACTAATAATAGGCACAACTTTATCCGTGTTAATAATAGCCATGCTACGTTCAGCCATGGCCTTGTAAGCTTCTCTTTGCAATTCGTGGTTGTCAAAGTTCAACTTGTATTCAATCATTCGCGGAGGAGGCACTTCTCTACCAATATCCTCCGGACTACGAGCTAAGTAGAAAGAACTAATCTTTTGGACAAGGTTCTTTACACCCTGTGGCGTAAATACCCATTTATTCTGACCACTTTGAATACAGTAATCAAATAGGAATTTGTTCTCGCGAGGAAATAGATTCGGATATAGGGCATGGAGTAGGGAATACATTTCTTGCGGCCGATTCTTAATCGGAGTACCGGTGAGTTCAAGGACCTTTGGAATTCTTTCGGCAAGTTTGAAGAAACCTTTGGCTGTTCCTGTATTTGAATTCTTAATGTGATGTGCTTCGTCAAGAATAACAGCATCATATTCAATCTCAAGAATATCTTCTGTGGTCTTTTCAACGCTACGTCTCCAGGATTCAATATTTGTAACAACTACAAATTCAGTCTGGCTCTTAAGAAGCATTGCAGCTATGTTACGTTGTTCAGTACTAGCACCAATAAGAGGATATACAAATAGACCAGGTTCACGAATATAAATCTCTTTAATAAAATCAGAAGCAACTTCTTTACGCAGACATACGAGAGTCTTCTTAGACTTCTGGAGTTTCCTCCAGATAATAGCACTAAGCGTTTTACCCATTCCTCGTTTGTCCGCAAGCAGAGCTCTAGCAGGTAGTTGAAGAGCACCTTCGATCTGCCATTCGAAAGCAGTATCTCTCCAAGGTGCGTTAGCAAGAATTTCTTCTGCTTCTTTTTTCTTTTCTTCAATAGACTGCTGAATTGCAGCAGCTTCTTTTTCTAATTCAAATTTACGAGCGGCAGATTCTCTGTCAAGTTCTGTATTACGAATGCGCTGTTTGATGGAGTATTTAACATCTTTGAGTTTAGCAATCTCCAAACGGATCGCAGCAATCTGCGTGTTTAGAATGAGCTCTTTTTCATCAACTTGCTTAATTTCATTTGTAAATTCGACGAGTTGGCTATCAAGAGTTGTAAGATCCGCTTCAGCAGTCATTTGATTTTATTCCTATTTTTAATTCTAGTCGGAGTACCAATATGAAGGGTATTACAAATAGTACAAGTGTAGATGTCACATTCTTCAGGATTGTAACCTAATTTTTCTTTAATTTCTAATTCAGAATTAAACGACTTTTTAGGAACCCAAATACCATTCGACTTTTTTGTGTAGTGTTTACGCATCAGTTTTAATTTCATCTAGCAACCTCCTATCTTCACACTTTTGATGCACGTGCGGATGACGGGATTCGAACCCGTAAACCTTTCGGCGACTGATTTTAAGTCAGTTGTGTATGCCATTCCACCACACCCGCCTATGCTACTACGTAATTGTAGTAGCACTATTTCAAACTGCCTCAACTTTTTTACTATAAATTGTACTCGTCTCAAATGTCCACATATATAGACTACTAGTTTCTTGCCAAATATATGAACCTCTAATAATTATAATAGTAACAGTAGCATCAACTCCCTCACCATCTAGCCACATCTCATTAGTACTAACAACGGGAATCTTGTCTTTAGATGCTGTTACAAAATTACCGTCATCAGGACCTCCTATCAATTGCCCTGAATACTCTCTCATATTCTTACTCCTAGTCTTGCCAGAAATCAGTAATGCCTGCGTTCTCTAACTTAAGAAAGTAATCGGCTCTTTCCTCTGCTGTTAACTTCCTAAGCGCTTGGTTTTCACCATAGCTAGTAATATTAAATCTGTAGTAGCTACGATCGGGATACTCTACTTTGCACCAACCGTACCGATTACTAACTTCAACAACTTTTCCAGTTTTTTCATTGTGCATACTCTGTACAATGTCCCCAACTTCAGGATCGTGAAGCATCTCGTTTCTCCAATTTAATATGAAACTCACTACACTCTACACAAAAATCAATACCAGTAACGTCTCTTAAACCGTTTTCAGAAGTAACCATTAAACCAACAGGAGCTTTATTCCCCTGCATTAAACTTGCAATTAGAGTATGTAACTCTACTAATTTCATGCTGATGCATAAATAGGTGCAGGAGCTACAGTAAGAACGTATACCTCAAAATAGCCCACGTTTAAATCAGTAATAAAGAGAATCCATTCAGCTAATGATTTAGTTCCGTTAGACTGAAAATCCTTCCAAGTTTCTTCGTTTACTTTTACATAGTGCCACTTATTTACACCACCAGCACCCGAGGCAAAAACTACAACTGTTCCAAGGTTGTAAGTATCAGATGGTGCACTATTGAGAATGGCCAATTTGCGATTAACCTCTGCTTGCTCTGCCAATAGATCATCTCGGAGTGACATGCGCTTTCCTTTCATTAGTTACTTAAATTCACGAGGGAATGCTGGGATTCGAACCCAAATCAACATATCCTAAATGCTGCTCTACCAATTGAGCTACACTCCCAGGTTCCGTCTATCCCTTAAGGTTCGGTTTCCCTATGAGATAGACGGAAGTACTAATGTACTTCTATTTCTCTATTTCCAGTCGTTTCTTCTTTGATTTTCTCAGTTGGCTTTCCAAGAATAACCCGAAGTAGAATACTGAGACCTATATAGACCAGAATTGCGTAGGCATGAATAATTAAGTATGTTCTCATGTATTAAACTTTCTCATCTTGTGAATGTAAAAACTCATCGCGCTTTTGATTACATAGTTTATGCATTGGTTGTAGATTTTCTATATCGTTAGATCCACCATCAGCCACAGTGATGATGTGGTCTCTTGACCAACACATAGGATCATTATCGGGTAGTGTTCTATCTATCCATTTACCGCACCATTGACAATATTGCCCGTACTTCCTAAGAAGTGCGCGATCAATACGTTGTCTTCTTTTAGGATTTAAATTCTGTATTCCTTTACGACTAGCCATTTCACGATACCGCCACAGTGCAGGTGACTTCAATCTCATGAGGCTTAATGCCGAATGTCTCTTCAAAGAAAGCCAATACCTCGTGTGCTTTCCATTCCGGATCGTAGTGTCCGCAATGTGCACACTGAAATACCTGACCTTTTACTACTAGATACGTATGTCCTCCAAAATCAATGGCGAGTCGTCGCTCTGTCCAAGTGGGATTAGCACTTACCGGTGTGGCTTGCTCTATCCATTTAGCAACTCTTGCTTTAGTAACTTCTGATGAAATCATGTGTGCCATTAGTATTCCATCTCTGTATAATTAGATTCTCTACAGTTACCAACGCAAGTTTTAGAAAGACAATGAATACAAGTGTCATTAAGTGCTTCTTTTATTCTACGATCTCGAATTGCATCTACCTCAGGAATTAATCCTCGTGTTGGAAATATACTATCATCCGAATAATCAAGCCCTTTTTCCACTTAACGGCCTCCTGACATGGTTCGTCCACTAGCACCCATTGTACTCTCTCAAAAAGGTATGGTCAAATAGACCCCCATCTATGTCCATATAACTTAACGATCGTTAAGGTTTATTTCTTCACTTATTTATTGGAAGATTCACCAGGTAAAATTGGACAAAACGGACATAACTTTTTCTGAGATGAGGAGATCAAACACTGGCATATTCCCTGGTCAGCGACTAGACTCAAGGGGTACCGAACGGACGACGGCTGTCCGGGGTCGGCTGTAAATTTGACAATTGGATATTTACAAGTTGACTCCGGTTAGCTTTCTAGTCTGTTCATTTTCCCAATTCCTTTTTGGAGGAAACGAAAATGACCACGTCGACTACTAAGACTAACCCCTCTAAGGCATCTCCGGCTAAGGTTGAGCCTACTCAGGATAACACTCCGGAAGTTGTTGTTGAGGAAAAGGAAGTAAGTCGGATTCCTGAGGCTCTTATCGCCAATCCTATTCTCGCAGAGTTTTGCGGACGTTATCTCGCTTCTTTCGACGAGATCACGGAATATAACAAGCAGGTTTTGGCTGATCGGGATTCGGAATGGAATTCAACTAAGGTTCTCGAAAAGGCACGAGAGTTGGGGCGTCCTACTGATAAGGATGCCAAGCCGAACGAGGATATCAGTAAGGCATTGAAGGTATGGGAGGATTCAGTTAATGCAATGAACCTCGCACGCAAGAGTGTCCTTGATAAGACTTCGAAGGTTTTGAACATTACGCTTTCTGCTACGGAGGTGCGTAGTCCGGAGTTGGAAGCTCCTCTCAAGGAAAAGCGTAAGATTGCAATTGAAATCGGAACCAACCTCAACATGCTTGCCAAGATGACGAATGACGAAACGGCAAGTTCTGCTGTCCTTGAGTTCCTCGCTAAGAATCCTCTTCCGGCTATTGGTCGCGAGCAGACTCGTAGTTTTGGAAGTGAAGGAGTTTCTACTCCTAAGTATCGCGTTCACGTTCAGATTACAAAGGATGGTGAGACTCTTCTTGACGAGGATGGCTTTACTAAGACTGCTCTTGCGCTTACTAAGCCTACTTTTGGATATGAGCGCGGCAAGGCGCCTAAGTCTGATACTCTTCGGACTGTTTGGGAGAAGGTTGGTAATACTCCTGAGAAGACTGTCAAGACTCCGGTTGAATTCGATGACAACGGCCTGCACTTTGTAATTTCGAAGAAGGGCTAAAAGGAACTAGAAAAGGCCCCGACCAATTAAGGTCGGGGCCTTTCTTTTTGCCTAATTACTTTTGCTTACTGTGATATTTTCGATGTAGTCTAGCTCTCTCCTTGGCTGTTTCATACGCTAAGTACTTACGGCACAATTTACAACTTGTCATTCAATTACCTCCAAGATCAATTCCGGTCGATTCCGTTGTAAGGATCGTCTACTGTTGATTGCATATTAGTATCCGTCGTGAGTAATCCCATTTCAGCTGCAATTTTCAAAGCTACCTCAATGGAGTTATTCATAACAAATACTGATTGATTCATCAACTGCGGTTCAGTGTTAAATAATTCTCGAATCAAACGTCGTAGTTGTTTATCTGTCATCTCACTTTATCCTAACGCTAAACCAATTAATAGTACTAAAACACAAAAGAAAGCAATAATGTAAACTAGGTTATCACTCATCCATTGCTTCATTTACTTAAAACTATCCTTATCTGAATGAGCCACAGGGCACTTACAGTCTTCTGCTTTTGTCTTACCTCTGTGCTCACACCCCATAAAACTGTGCATTCTACGAGTGTGCTCACAAACAGTACACTTCAACTCAGCCATTATTATCCCTTCGGAAAGTACTTACTAACGATGTGTGTAACATCGCCACCTTGTGAATGTCCGTAAGAAACGAAATCACTCAACTCTTCCCAAGCTTCAGCATCACTTGTAAAGATAGAGCCTCCTCCAACAGCCATCACAAACTTATGGGACAGCGTGTTGAATACATAAGTCATTGCACCTTCATGAGGGAATTTGTGTACGGCCTCCATTTCTTTTTTATTAGTACATCTGCCCACGAGGCGGTACAAACTACAAGAAGGATCGAATACCTTTGCCAAATCAAACTTATCAGTGTGTAAAACCAGAGTAAAGATGTACATAGGTTTCACACTCTTAGCCAACTCTGCCTCTGTTTTATCTCTGGCGATTATTGCAGCTTCCAATTCGGCTTGAATTTCCTCGATAGGCCGATAACCCATTGATTCTCCCGAAAAACCACCCATTGAAACCATTACTACCTCCAATTAGTTGATAAAGCCACAGGGCACACAGCGTTTAGTCTGCGTACCCGAGTCCCCATCAGCTAATTCTTTCTGCCAAAAAGTCAGCCCATTCTTCTAGCAATTCTACATCATTGGATTTAGCTCTAACGCAATATTTGTGCCATAGACCAATCTGCACGTCAGACATTCGGATTTGGTGGTATTCAACACCGTGTTTCGTGTACTCAAGGTACAAATGAGTTTGCTTTTTGCACCCTGTGGCGACAATTCCAGTCGGAAATTGAATATTGGTGTTTCTTCCCCACTTATAGTCACCATTAACCACGCGAATAGCCATTTCAATTCCTTTCTAACTGTCAACAGCACCAATTCGGACGGTAATTTCCTCAGTGTCCATGCATTCAGGGATTGTCAAATCTCCCTGTGAAATCGCTTCCGTAGTTTCTTCGATTGTTTCCTCCTTTTCCAAACACTCGTCCGGAATTTCAATGATGATAGTCACAGTTCGCATTCTATTTCTCCAATCTAAAGCATAACGACAATTTCATGACTATCTGAATAGTAACGGTGATCGAGAGATTTCATGGCCTGTTCATTTGTGTTGTACAGATCACGCATTACCAAATACCATTGCCCATCACGCGCTTGCACAGTTAAACTACGTGAAACAACACCCGGATCATTAGGCATGAATTCCATAAACGTCCAAATAGCAGCGTGATCCCGTTTCTGAGAAACGAAAGTGTAGATATCCTGAGGTTTGATATAACTCATGGCTGTCTCCAGTCTAATTGGACGTTGTACTCTTCAAAGTAGCTAAGTGTCCACTCCAAATTATTAATGTGAGACTTCAAATCCTTTTCGAGTTGGACAAAGGTATTCCAACGTACAGTATCAATAGGCTCATGGATTTTTAGAACAATAATAGCTGACTTTTCAGCACTAGCTTTATTGATTTTCTCCTGAATTAGTCGTATGAGTTCTTCGTTAGTCATTTCAACTCCAATCTAATTGATAACTTCACTGAATGCACAAATTCCAGTCGAATTGTGTGCACTCAAGCAATCATCAATTAAACTTTAATCAACCAATGTTCGCGCCAATCACCCCCATCATCATATTTCGCTAGCTCCCAGAATACAGCAATGCGGTTACGACCATGACTATCTTGAAGTACGTTCTCAACAATTCCTAGTTGAGTATCAACCCTACCAATTAATTTGGGATTAAGGTATACCCAATCGCCAACTTTGAACATTACATTTACCTCCCAATCATGCTACGTGAAATGTCATGCCACCAGCACAGACTAACCTTACCGTACCTGACATAAAGATAATTGTTATCACGAGAAACAATGGTGTAGTAATCATCGGACGGCGTAACGTAGACGTAATTCAACATTTCAATTCTCCAATCTAATTAAGAACGCCATAGGATGCACCATTGAATCGATGGTGCACCCGAGTCGCCATCAATTAATATCAGGACCCAATTCAATTAGTTCGTCTTTAACTGCAAATCTAATCGCAGTATCTGCAAGTGATTTAGCCATCCGAGTAGTAATGGCGAGCTTACGGAATTCAGGATCATTATTAAGTGCATCCCAAATCAAAAGGCGCAATTGATATTCAGTCATTAATAGCTCCCGACCATTTCATCGTTATCGAAAGGCTCGGACTCTTCAATTGTCACCATTTCGTCAAGCAGAATCTGCGTCAATTCCTCGATAAGGAAAGTGGGAGCCTTGACCTGCTTGTCGAAAAGGAAATTGAACATCTCAACAAAATGAATCTGCCGGGTGAACCGATTCGCAGCAATCAATTCATAATTCAATGCCGTGTTGGGCACAATGAAAGTGTCATCGGTGTTGTGCATTCCGAACTGAATGGTCTGGATAAGCATTGCGAGCTCCCTTTGCTAGATAGTCCTCTGCCTTCTTTGATTATCCCCCAAATCTGGACATTAGTACATCGTTATTCACTATCTGAAAATGAAGTATTGACCGATATGTACGATTTATGCCACTCAGAATTTTGTCTTGATTGTCTGATTTATCGTTTTTGGTATTCTTTAAGGATTTCAACCGTATCTTCTGATAATTCAGTAGTTTTCTCTAGTAATAAGGATGATATGTCCACATTGAAATCACTCTCCATAAATTTAGTACCCATATCAACGCTAAGTCGGTATAAATCCACATTTTTAATCAGTTCTTGGTACTCTTCTGGAATTTTAGACATATACTTTTTAAATACCATATAACTTTCTTTAATACCTTTATCCATTTCAACTATAAATGGGTGCATTTCATCTGATTTATCAGCCACAGGTGCGGATAGTCCGATTACTGCTCTTTTTAGCGTACCTACTGGCATAAGAGCGTTTTGAACGTTTGATTGTATTTCAGATAGTTGTGAGTCTAGCAACATTAGTGCATTTTCCACTGAGTTTACCATCAATGTCATGGTATTACTCTTTATGTCCGCATCCACATTATTTGGAATGTCCCATTTACGATTGATTGTCTTACGAAAGTACGTCTGTCGTTCTAAATATCTTTGTAATGTACTAAGTGGTACGTCTAACTGTTTAGCTAGGACATTAACTCCTGTTTCACCATGCTCATTGATATATGGTAATAAGGCATCATAGTACTTATCATTACTCACAAATCCTCCTATTTAGAGAGCTAGCAAATGTCCGGTTTTACCCCTAGTCTGTCCTATATTTCCCCTGGTCATGATCTATACCACACCATACCGGAATGATTCTGGCATAGGTGGAATGGAGTGTCAAACATGCTGGAACGGTACCGGAACATACTGACATCATTCTGGCATAAGTGGCACCCCTCATAGATTCAAAGCATTTGACGGTAGAACTGTCAATTATGCTTTTCATCTATTCGGGTATAAAAAGGTATCGCGAAGTATATTGTGCCAATACGCCCGTGGCCGGGCAGGCACCATATACACGCTTTTGTAAATATGAAGTTGGAAGATTGCCTGTATATATGGATTGATAGGATTGATCACTTTAGAGAGGTTGATAGGTGATTAGTCACATTATGAGATGTGATAAACTATTAGTACGTCTTATTTAATTATTGACTACTATACCCGACAAGCCCATTTTTCCAGTCGATAACCTCATATAAGAGATTAGTCCAATTCAAGCGCTTTAAAAGTTAGACCTATTAAGACGATAGATTGATAGATTGATACAACATCGCTTTATAAGATCATACTATCATAGATACATTGCGGTGTGTTACATTCATGTATCGATATACTTTAATAGAGACCAAGGTCAATGTGACTTAGAGTTATTTGAAATCTAAACTAACTCTTAGTTACTTGAATCTTCAAATGACGCTCTGTAGTTATAACGTTTCAATATGTTGTCTCGAATTTCCAGTCGATTTTATGAGAGGTGGACCCTATCTCAATTTGAAGGTTCCTAATTCCCAAAATCCTAGTAAATCTCAGAAAATTAAAAACCTTAGAAAAATTACAAAAATCCCAGAAAAATTTAGCTAATTCGTCCTAGTTCCTAGGTCACAACTAATTAATCTAAACAACAGTCGTCCCTCCTGGATGTGGCTCTTAAAGTAGTCTGGCAAAATATAATTAAATCGGCCCATATGTCAACGTGACAGCCTGAGAGCCTCTCTAAGCCTCTGAGAGCTCTTACCTAGACAAGGAGACGTAGGAAGGCTGAAAGTGGCTGAGATTGGCAAGGAAAGCGCTTACCTGGCTAATGAGGGACTGAGGAGAAAGGAGAGGCTGTCCTAGGGTGTGATGTGGGTCACTAACCCTTGTATTCGATCACCCCTAATTGTAGTTTTAACATGGGCCTATAGGCTCAACGTCCCTGAAAAGTACAGATTGGACTAACTTATGAATACCGACCCTAATAGTGAAACTTATATGGAAAAGGCAGAACGAGTTCTCACAGAATACATTACAAGTCACTTAGATAAGTCTGACCCTCTTGCCAGTTTTGAAGTTTACATTGTCTGGTTCTCAAAGACTTTACAGAACTGGAAGTGCTTAATGGCCTCCACACTTCCGGATCAGATGTACTACGAACTAACTTATAACGGAGATAAGAAGCAACTCTACATTGATGCTTATAAGAAGTTCGATAACGTGACTGTGGACGATGAGGTAGTTAGTTAATGTTTACTGAAGAAGTAGATCCAGAAGACCCTAAGAAAGCTCTAGAGATTGATCTGAGTAAGAAGATGGAACAACTTCAAACAGAATTAATTCGTGAAGCACCGCCTCTTAAAATTACTGAAGAAGTAATGCTAGATTTACGAAATAGATTCGAATGGCACCCTCCAGCTAATGACAAAATTGCGAAAGACCACGGAAAGGTTAGAAATTCCTGTTTAGATTTAGCTATTACAATTAAATTACTAGTTCCTAATGGACGTGAGCAGGCGCTTGCTCTTACTCATCTTGAAGAAGTTATGATGTGGGCTAATGCGGGGATTGCTCGTAATTCATAGGAGGAGGAATGCCTGTAAGTAAAGCTCAGTACTGGGCAATTAAGAACACGTTAACTAAGAAAGAAAAAGAGTTAATTGCCTTCTACGAATTACAGTGGCACCTGAGGCATAACGTTCCCACAATTGAAGAAGTTGCTAAATATCTTAAATTAACTCAGATTACAGTTAATTACTATTTAGCTAGAAAGCCTGTTATCCAAGCTCTAGATAAACATGGAATTCCTTGGAGACAACACACTCAAAGTGAACTAACAGCCACACAGGTAGCAGCCGCTATTACCATGATGAACTTTACTGATGTTCGAAGTAACGATGAGAAATTAGATCAACTTGGAATTCTGCCAGCTACTTACTACGCTTGGTTGAATGACCCACAATTTAAGAATTTAATTGATATGTTGTCTGATCAGAATTTGAAGAATATTAGACCTACCGCTGTGGCTGAATTCACTAAACTAATTAACAAGGGTGACTGGAATGCTATTAGATATTACCTAGATACTACAGGAGCTATCGGTAACACCAACACAACTCCTATTGAACAGACGATGATTATGGTTCTTGAAGTTCTACAGAAGCACATTAAAGACCCAGATGTAATGGTAGCAATTGCAGATGATTTGTTACGTGTTTCTCAGAGCAGACACTTAGAAACTGTAAACCCTCAATCTCTCAACAATCAACACGCCATTACGGGAGAGGTTGTAGAAGATGTTGAATTAGAGCGTGCTAAGAAACAATTGGGAATTGGATAATGGGCGGCGACAGGTTAGAGACGTTTAGTGTTTCTCATTTAAGAGCTGTTCTTGAAGGTAGTGAGCCTTTAGACTTATCTACGATTAGCAGACCTAAGAAGATTGACCACCTATCGGTTGAGAACATTAAAGCACTACGAAACATCATGTCTCCCTATTACTACCTTAAGAATATCTAATGGAACTAGTATTAGCTATCTTCGAGAACAAACCTGGAGAATTTGAAGTAATTAGTAAAATTCAGGAACCTGTTTGGATTCGGAATTCAGTCTACATCATGGATCACGATTCGGAAGGGAGGTGCTATTGTAAATGGCTGTCAGTCAAACGCCTTATATAGCATTGAATAAACCTGATGACACAGAACTAGCTGCTAACTGGGCTAGATTTACAATGCTACAAGCTGCCAATAACCTTAAAGTTGAGAATAACATTAACATTCCTCTAACTTCCTACACTCCAGTTCTAACGGCTACTACATCAGCTCCTAATTCTGGTTCCGGAGTAGGAGCAGGACCTAAGGGACAGTATCAAAATCTTAACGGATTCATTATGGGTAGTTTTAGCGTTGACTTTGTTGATCCCGGAGTTGCAGTTGGTTCCGGAGAATACGCATTTAGTTTACCGTTTGTGGTGGATAACACTTTTCATATTGTGGGTACTACTTTTAATGATGCAACTGGTTCACTCTCCTGTATTGGTGAAGGATATATTTTAGATATTAGTGCAGTTGCTACATCTGGAACAGCTTCTTTAGATGTAGTTACAGTTGCTGGAGTTAGTTACGCTCGAATTTGGACAGAGGCTTTTACTGCTCCAGTTAAGACAGCGAGAGTATTTAGAGATTCAATGCCTTTTGCAGTCGCCACAGGGGATAATATTAATGGACACTTCCTCTACAAAAAACTTTAGGGGGCTGAATGTTAGAAGTAGATTCTGACAATCCTGCTAATCTATACTGTGCTGGATTGTTTGAGGGAGAAGGATGTATTACGTGTACTGTCAAACCAAAAGGTAAGAATAATTTTTTAGATAGAAGTTTACAGTTAAAAATATCTATGACCGATAGTCAACCCTTATCTTTATTTGAAGATATCATGCAAGTTGGTAAAGTTTATGGGCCCTATATCAATAGTAATAATAAATTAGGTACTAAAGCTATCTACATGTACGTAGTAACAAAACCTGATGAAATTAAGTACATTATGGAAAGTATGTGGAACTGGTTAAGTGATAAGAGAAAAGAACAATACGAAGTAGCACTTAAGAAATTCGAAACGTGGGGTTCCTGAAATGGGAACCACGGTTACTTCTAATCTTGCATTAATTAAGCCTGACGATGCTGAATCAATTAAAGCCAATTTGCCAACCTTTGCTGGATGGGCTGTACAGAATGGTGCGAACTGTGATGTTATTGATGGATTATTTAGAAATTCAATTCATACCTACGTACCTGTATGGACGGCTGATGTAGGCAATCCTGTAATTGGCGCTGGTGGAATTATTGAAGGTAAGTATATTCGTGTACAACCTAGGATGGTATTTGTATATTTTAGAATTGTAATGGGTGCTGCCGGATTCAGTGCAGGTTCTGGATTATATTCACTAACTTTGCCCCCTGTGGCTGTGGCTGCTGAATTCGCAACATTTAATGATACAACTGCAATTGGTAAAGCCTCTCTATTTGATGCATCTACTATTGCTACATGTAATGCATTTATAACAATGTTTGCAGTTGCAGGGGGTAAGATGTTCTTTAGAAAGAATGATGGAGACGCTTGGCGAAGTACTACTCCAATTACTTTAGCGACTGGTGATATTCTTTCAGGCTATGGTATGTATCCAACAGGTGATGCGTAATGACATTAGATTTAGTTGATCCCGTAGGTTCTAATTTTATTAAAGACTTCCCAGGACAAAACGCAGTTAACATGGATAAGATCGACAATTACGCGGGGACACTGGCACTACGTACTGATCCCCTAGGTACCTATACTCCTAACGTGAGTGCTGACACCACTCCCCCGACATTAGGTACTGGTGGATTTGCTAAGGGATGGTATTATTTAATATTTGATCAGGTTTTTGTATATGCTGAATTTAGATTTGGAACTGCTGGTATTGCTAACGGTAATGGTATTTATACTATGAGTCTTCCTTTTCCTGCTAATACTTTAATGGGTGCTAGTAATACTCCAGGTCGAGCTATTACAATTGGTGACGGTCAGATATTTGATTTTAGTTCTAATGCCGGAAGAGTTCCTTTAACTGTGCACTTAAAGAACTCTACAGATGTTTTATTCGGAATTAAAATGCAATCAGGTTCTTCGTTTAGAGAACTTAGAGAAGCTGGTTCAGGAATTACATGGGCTGTACAAGATGGAATTTCATTCTCTGCTCAATACCAAAGGGTACCCACAGTATGACACAACCAAGTTCTTCACCATCGGCAACATCGGTTTCATCAACTGACGTTAATAAGTTTCATAACAATTCAGATTCAGATAGTGCTATTACAGCACAACATCACACACTAGGTATTGATCACAATCAGAGTAGTCCGGGAGACCACAAACATGACGGTCACTCTTCTAAGAGAATTGGTAAAGGACTTAATTTAAGTTTTCCTGTAACAGCAGGAGCTGCATATACTCAGGCACAGATTCAAGCTATTATTGACGCACTTAGGGCTCTTGGCTTTGGGTCATGACAGATTTTCTAGAACAGTTAGCAAGAGACTTAAGAGATGCGGCTAAAAAGCCCAACGTACTTAGCTATGTTCCCAATTCACCTGTTCATGAAGCTTTTCACAAATCTACTAAAATTGGCAGAGTTCTTATTGGAGGTAACCGCTCTGGTAAGTCTGTTGCTGGTACAGTAGAAAGTGTTGGGAGATCTACAGGTAAACATCCTTATCAAGTAACTCATGATGTACCTACACGAGGTCGAATAGTAACTGTTGATAAAGATGCTGGTGTTAATCAGATTATTTTACCTTTGCTAAAGCAATGGATTCCTGTTAGTGAACGTATTAATGGTTCATGGGAAGATTCATATAGTATATCTAATAAAGTATTCACCTTTCGTAATGGCTCTACAATTGAGATCAAGACACACCAACAGGAAGTTGAATCGTTCGCAGGTATCCCCCTTCACTGGTGTTGGTTTGATGAAGAACCACCGAAGGCAATTTTCAATGAATGTCGTCTTCGTTTAATCGACTATAACGGTTGTTGGTATATGACAATGACCCCTGTGGCTGGACAAGATTGGATTTTTGATAGATTCATTAATACAGCACAAAAGAATGTCGAGATGTTCGAAGTGGACATCACAGACAATCCACACTTAAATAAAAAAGCACTTGAGCTCCTAGATGATGACCTTGATGAGGACGAAAAGAAAGTCCGACGTCAAGGTCTTTTTGTACCCAAAGGCGGTTTGGTATTAAAAGAATTTGATTATAATAGACATGTTATTGAGTCTCATGGAACTGTACCTGCTTATTGGACTATATACACTTCTATTGATCATGGATATAACGCGCCGTCTGCAATTCTTTGGCATGCAGTATCTCCAGATAACGATGTTGTTACTTTTCGAGAGATCTATAAAAGTAAAGTTATTATTGAAGATTTAGTTAAGGAAATAAAGCAAGTTAATTATGAATTGGGAAGAGAGCCTAGTCTTTACATGGGTGATCCTTCTATGAGTCAGCGAAATGGAATTACTGGAACGTCTGCTCTTAGTGAATACAGGCGACATGGTATTCCTTTAATGCAAGGTAAGAAGGATGTGCCTGCTCGTATTAATAAAATGAATGAATATTTGAAATACAATAAATGGCACATTACAGACAATTGTGTTAATACAATTAAAGAAGCTAGAGGATATGCATTTAAGATCTTTAATTCAGCGAAGATTGCAGATCGTAATAATGTCCGCGAAGAACCTAATAAGAAAAATGATCACTCCATGGATTCGTGTGGTTACTTCTTCAATTTTATGCCGTATATTAATACAAATAATCTTAGGGTACTTACTAAAAATGGTGTCAGTAAAACGCTAACTAATAGGGAAGATTTTCCTTGGGATGTTGATTCCAATTTCATGCAAGACCGTGGAGAAGAAGATCGAGCTTTTGGAGAGATTTAGTGTCTTCTCTTGTAGACCGGTTTATCCACACTTATGGCAGACTGCCAACGGAGTTTGATCCTGACTACCTGGAGATGTTGCGTATGAGTAAGTATCGGATTTTAGATACTCCCGATATAGAAACCAGTAAGTGCGCCAACTGTGGCTCCTGTAAGAATGATGGAAGAAAGTATATAGACTTCGGACTGCACGTTGATTGGTTCGGAGCTGTATTTTTATGTGGTAGGTGTCTACAAGATATAGCTCAATCTATGGGACTTTTCAAACAATTAGAAGATAGACTCGCTATTGCAAATGATTCTCTACTTAAAATTAGGAATGTACAACAGCAGGGTGTAGATCTTCGGGCTGACTTACTACAAACTTTTGGGGAGGTGCAAAAATACTTTGCTGACTTACGTATTACTGGGGATGATCCTATCCCTAATACTAGTACTAGCGTGGTCACTGAATCGCCAACCACTGAATCAGGAACTGATAAGGTTAAATCGGGAACTGATGCAACAAAACCGAGACCTGTTAAATCGACTTCAAGCTCCGGATCTAAAAACCTTCCTAGCCTTGCAGACCTCCTCAACGAAAGTTCCTGATCAAGAATATGTTCCTAGAGATGATGAATCAGAAGCTAAACGTATTGCTGAATTTAATGGTAATGAAAAAGCTGAAATTTTAACAACTGATGATGTTAAATCTTATTCAATACAAGATTTTGGTTTAGGTCTAGATATTGATCAGTGGTCCCGTGCTCCTGTAGTTGATGACTAATGACCTATCCCGATAATTCAGCAGGTTTGACTAGTGTTGGATTCTTTACTGATGAAGGTAGAGACGCGGATAAGCAGCGTGAACGATTAGCCGCAATTGGAATGCAATGGTTTCATAGGTGTCAAAACGATAGAATTAAACAAGAACGTCAATGGTATCTTAACTTAGCGTTCTACTACGGTCATCAGCACGTACAGTTTAAGTCTGTACAAGGTGGTGGATTCGATCTTTATACTCCTAAGGCACCCTATTATAGGGTTAGAATTGTTGTCAATCAGGTACGTAAGATTATTCGTAAAGAGATTTCCAGACTGACAGCACAGAAACCCAACGCTTTTGTTATTCCTGCTTCTAGTGAAGATGCTGACGTATTTGCTGCTCAAGCGGGAGAGCAGATTTGGGACTCCCTGTGGCGAAGATTGAAATTTAATAAATCTTTAAGAGAGGCTATTTTCTGGCAGGCAGTTTGTGGTAACGGATTTATTAAGAGTTACTGGGATAACACTGCAAAAGATCCTGACGCGGATACTGAAGGTGACATCAAAATTGTAAGTGTAAGTCCCTTCTATATTTTTGTACCTGATTTGATGTGTACAGAGATTGAAGATCAACCTTATGTAATCCATGCTCAAGTTAAAACGCATGCGTGGATTAAAGAAAATTATAAGATTGATGCTACAAGTGATAATCTAGAATCTGTAGATGAACCTGCACAGAATGTAATGGGTATTAGTAGAAATACAAGCAAAAAAGATCAGGCTATTATTCTTGAAGTTTGGGTTAAGCCCGGCTACCTTCCTGAATTACCCAACGGTGGCATGTTTACTATTGCTGGTAATCAGGTAGTTCAGGGATTTGATGATTGGCCTTACGAACATGGACAGTATCCATTTTCTAAATTAGATTCTATGCCTACTGGTAAGTTTTATACTGCATCTACTATTGAAGATCTAATTCCTCTACAGCAGGAACTTAATCGTTCTAGAGCACAGCTAATTGAATCTAAGAATAGAATGAGTAAGCCACAGCTTGTAGCTCAAAAGGGTGCAGTTGTTGCTAGTAAAATTACTACAGAACCCGGACAGCTTATCGAATATGCTGTTGGTTTTGATCCGCCACAGCCGCTTCCGTTACAAGGATTACCTAGTTATGTGACAGAAGAAATTAACCGATTATATACTGATCTATCTGATCTCAGTGGACAGCACGAAGTAAGTAATGGGAGTACGCCGCCTGGGGTAACCGCCGCAACTGCAATTAGTTTCTTGCAGGAGCAAGATGAGAGTTTGATTGCAACCCATTACACTTCAGTTGAAGAAGCTGTTGAAAAGGTAGCTGGACAGTCGTTAAGTTATGTAAAGGTTTATTGGGATGAAGCACGAACTGTTAAAATTGTGGGTATTGAAGGTACTTTCGATGTTCAGACTTTCAAGGGTGCAGATCTTCGAGGTAATACTGATATTAGAGTAGAAGCAGGTAGTGCACTTCCTACCTCGCGTGCTGCTAAGCAAGCTTTTATTATGGACCTTATGAAGATGGGATTCATTCCCCCTGATCAAGGTTTGGAAATTATGGAAGTTGGTGGACTTAATAGTATCTATGAACGTATTCAAATTGATAAGCGACAGGCACAGCGGGAAAATCTAAAGATGCGTGTTGTAACGCAGGATGATATTATGCAACAGCAGCAAGAGTTTATGCAGAGTCATCCTGCTGCAATGACTGACGCAGATACTAAACAGTTACCACTACAACCTCCTCTAATTGTAAGTGTTAATACCTATGATAACCACGACGTTCACATTCAAGTACATAATGATTACCGCAAGAGTCAGAATTTTGAAAGTGTCGATCCTATTGTTAAAGCTCTTTTTGAGGAACACGTTCGTCAGCACATGGATGCTTCAGCAAATATGATGTTACATCCAATGACTGGAATGATGCCAAGTGATCCTAATGCACAAGATCCACAAGATGAACAAGCCGCAATGGATCAGTTAACAAAAGAAAGTGGCAGTAGTAATTCAGGAACTACAGGTCCCGTTCCTACCCCTCAATTAAGTGGAGATAGTTCTCAGGGAGGAAGTGAAACAGGATGACACATCAGATTGCATTGGTGACGCACCCTGGATACGTAGATAAGCGACGTAAGTATCGTGATGATTTTGAAACTCGTGTAGTAACAGGTCCAATTATCTTTACTGCAAATGCAGGTGGTTCTACTACTACTATTGTTGGTGCTAATGCTGCTCCTGGTGCTGGTACTAATATTGTACGTAATGATGATGAATTTAAACTTTTTACTGCTGCTGGTGTACTAAAGGAAGAAACTGTTTTTCGTGTTACGGGTCAGGCAGTTGCAGGTTCTACAACTGTTACATTTGCTCCTGCTGCTGCTGTGGCGACTATTTCAACTGATACTATGCGACAGGTTATCGGTAGTAATACTGCAAGTATTGGTGAAAAGGATCGTCGTTTAGTTACTCTTGGATTTACTGCTCTCTATGTTTCTAAATTAACAGAGAATGATAAGGATTATCAGTTACGTCTTAGTGATGATCCTGGATCTATCTAATGGCATACGGTAAAAGTGCCGCTACAGGATACAGCGATTTTTATAAAAGTAACTCTAAAACTCCTGATAGTAATGATTCAGAAACGACACAGGTTCCAGATAATATGGTTGCAGCGCAGAAAGCTGCTATCAAACGTAGGTTGAAGTTGAAGAAAGCGAGTCTTTCATGACGCAGGCAACTCCTCCGGGAGATATTCCACTTTATGAAGGTTTAGGTGCAGAGTGGAACGATATTGTAGGTGCACTTCCTGAAGATCGACGAGCAGAATTAGCTCCGAGACTTAAAGAGCGTTTAGATGCTCGTGATGCTTCTTATGCTCCTTTAAAGCAGTGGGAAGATCTCCAGAAGTCTGGAGTTTCTCCCGATCACGTTGGTGCTGCACTTAATATTTTCTCTGCTATTGAGAACAATCCTCGTCAGATATACGACACTCTTGCTAAATATTTAAATATTACACCTACACAGGCCAAGGCTGCTGTTGAAACTCTTGAAGATGTTACGGAAGAGAATGGAGAAGATCCTCGTCTCCAGACTATGCAACAGCAAATTGATACGTTAGCGCAGATTGCTCTAGCGCAGCGTAAAATGAGTACTGAGGAACAGCAGGTGGCAGAACAAGAAGCTATTCTTGAAAAAGATATGACTGCGTTAAAGAATAAATATGGTGAAGGTGAAGTAAACGAAGAAGAAGTGCTCATGCGAATGCTGCATAAGGGTATGAGTGCTGAAGATGCTTTTCAGGAATATTCAGGAATGGTAACACAACTTAGGAGTCGCCGACCTTCTCCAATGCTTTTAGGGAGTGGTGGTGTTGTTCCTAGGAAAGCAGTAGATGTCACGAAGTTGGATAGTGCAGGAACTAAGAGTCTTGTTGCACAAATGATGCAGCATGGAATTGATGAAAGTAACAAGTAATACTGAGAGCTAAAATTCTCAACGTAGTTGCAGCACTTCAAATTCTATTATTGTAAATTTGTTAGTTAAATCTTATTTGGAGGGCAGTAGCTATTACTACTACAATGACGACGGCTGATAATATTCTCAAGGAAGTATACGAGCCCCGAGTGAGGGATCAGCTACAGTCTGAGATTATTACGCTTTCTCGTATTCAGAAGACTTCCGAAGGTGTTGAATCTGACGCTATTGGTGGTCGATTCGTTCGTTTTGGTGTTCGTGTTCAGCGTAACCAGGGTATTGGTGCGCGTAACGAAATGGAAGCTCTTCCTAATCCGAAGACTCAGGACTACCGTTCTTCGAATTTAAAGCTTGCTTATCTTTATGGTGCAATTCAGCTTTCTGGTCAGCTTTTTGAATTAGCGGAAAGTAATGTTCAGGCTTTTGCTAGTGTTCTAGATCAGGAAATGGAAGGTATCCGAGAGGGACTTAAGAAGGATACTAACCGTCAGACGTACGGTACTAACACTGGTATTTTAGCTGTTGCAACTGGGGCAGGGTCTACTACTACTTTTGTTACTACAAATGCTCAATACCTTGAAATTGGTATGTTTATTGATCTTTACAACTCTACTGATACTAACAGTGCTAACGTTTTAGCTAACGCTAACGTTCAGATTACGAATATTACTGCTGCCGCAGGCGTTTCTACTGTTACGTTTGGTACCACGGTTACTTCGACAGCTACCGGTTTCTTCCTTACTCGTACCGGTTCGCGAAGCAAGGAAATGCTTGGTTTTGAGCAGATCATTGCTGGACTAACTAACACCAATGTTCTGGGTGATGGTACCGGTGCTTTATTTGGTATTACTCACGCAACGTGGACTGGCAATATGGACTCGACCGCAGGAGCTATTTCTGAAGGTCGTATCATTAACTTAATTGACCTTATTCGTCAGCGCGGTGGAACTACTACTGTTGGTTTCTGTTCTCTTGGTGTTCGGCGTGCTTACGCTAATCTGCTAGAGCAGCAGCGCCGTTATGTTAATACTACTACTTTTACTGGTGGATTCAAGGGTATTGCGTTTACTACTGACTACGGTGATGTTCCTCTTATTGCAGATTTCGATTGCCAGCCTGGTCGCCTTTATCTGTTGAACGAAAAGGAAATTAAGCTTTACCAGGCTGGTGACTGGTCTTTCATGAGTCGTGATGGTTCTAATTGGCAGCGTTTCATGGACTCGGCTGGTGAATATGACGCTTATCGTGCTCGTCTTTACAAGTATTGCCAGTTAGGTACTCACCGTCGTAACAGTCATGGCATGATGACTAGCATTACTGAAGCGTAATTATGAGACAAGATACTTCTCTTTCCGTCTACGGAACAGCAGGTAACAATCAGGCACAAAATTTCGCTGTAGCTACTATAGCTATTCCTACTCCTGGTAGGTATAGAATATGGGGAATGGCGAGACACACACTAGCTGATGGTCTAAAACTTACAGGTCCAATTAACTTAGTTTTAACTTCTGGGCCTAATGACACTGCTGCTTTTGGTCCCGTTGTTATTGATGTAAATAATGCTCCTATTAACCTTGTTATGCAGTTAAATACAGCCACAGGGGCGGCGGATACCGCTTCTTGCAATATGTATGCAGAGAAAATTAACCACTAATGGTAGTTACTAGAACCCATACCAGGACCCATGTTCTTATTGGGTTCGCTAATCCTTTCTTTATTTGTGATAACTGTAAAGAACCAGTTCGTTATTGGCATAATCCAGATCGTTGTGGTTGTGATGAAGAAGGATTCTATAACCATCCCTGTGGCCATAAAGCAGAGATCACTTCAATATGTTCTAGTTGGAATCCCGTCGACGGATGTACCTGTAGTAACAAAGAAACACACGATAAGGAATAGTAAACGGGTGGTTGTAATTTAGGTTGCAGCCACCCTTTATTCTAGATTGTCTAGAAAGGATTCAAGAATGACTCCCGCAAAGAAAGCTACTCCGGCTAAGGAGACTGTGCCTTCTTTAGCTGATTTGGTTGGAAATAAGAATGATGAAAACCCTAATTCTGAAGAAGAAGAAACTGTCATGGGACAGACAGAAAATGGAGAACCTGTGATTGGAAATGCTGGTTCTCCTGCACTTGAAGATAGTGATAATATTTATGCAAAGCCTATTCAGGTAGATCCCAGCAAGGACCACGTACACACATGGGAAGAGAACCACGACCAGAATTTAGCAACTGTACACCCTGATGTAATTGTTACTGGACAGTCTTCCGAGCAGGCACGAGTTTCTAGTACTGTTTTTGAAACTGTGTATGCAGAGCCTGCTGAACTTGACGATAAGGGACTTGTCGGTCCTGAAGAAGAGTTTGACCGCGACGAGGATTACGTAGATGAGGATGATGTAAATGGAACCGAATGACTTTAGTTTTGCACTAAGGGAACTAAAGAGTGGTCGATTAGTTTCTCGTCATGGATGGAATGGAAAGGGAATGTGGATTCAGTTACAAGTGCCCGATAATCATTCTAAGATGCGCCGACCGTATATTTACATGTCTCCTATTGATGGAGAATTAGTTCCTTGGGTTGCTTCTCAGTCTGATCTTTTAGCTGAAGACTGGTATATCGTTTAATGTTTGCACATGAATGGGTGTCCGCTGAGTTTCAGCGCTTGGCGGACGCCATTAATGAATACGACCAACACCTGTGGCTTGAAATGGTTCCTCCTAATTTACGTGATGAACTAATTGATCAAGGTAAAGTTTTTAGAATTGTAGATGATCGTAATAATTCGACTATTATGCATGCTGATTCTTTAACTAGACCCGATGAAATTCTTGCAGCTTTATATAGTAGTGACTGTACTCGTGGCAGTGTTCTTAATCGTTTAGATGCTCACAACAAAGCTACTGAAGAACTTCAAAGACGTGCGCGAGATGATGCTAGAGCTGCTGCAATGGATCTTACTGCTTTCGTAATGAAAAATACTAAGAGCCGCTGGGAACATAACGGTAAGATTTATGACGATGAATTTAGAAATTTAGGTCCTAAAACGACAGTGATTGATTAATGATTGTCAGCGATATTACAACCAGAGTACGACGAATTTTTGGTGATGAAGCAGCAGTTCAGGTTACAGACGATGATATTGTGCGCTGGATTAATGACGGTCAGATTGAAATTATTAAACATAATGATGGTGCTCTTCAGAAAACGAATCTCATTGATCTTGTTACTGGACAAGCACAATACACTCTTCCTACTGATTTAATGATTCTTCGTTCTTTGAGATATAAGTATAGTGATATGTTAAGTTTTTGTGCTTTGAAATATAAGAGTATGGCACAGTTTGATGAAGCAATTGATGGCTGGGATGGAACTATGTTCTCTACTGGCCATCCGCAGTTCTTTACTATGTACGAAGGTAAGGCCATGCTCTTTCCTATTCCTGATCAATCCTTAGTAAGTGGTATTAAAGTACTATATAATCAGAAACCAGCAGATGTCGTTAATCAGTCTGATACCTTAGCTTTGCCTCTTATCTACCACAATACTATTGTTAAATACTGTATGTGGCAGGCTAGTCTATTAGATGAAGATAATGATCCTGCATTGATGTACGCAGCAGATTTCAAATCTGATTCTGACCTATTACGTACAAGAGAGACTACGGAGGCCACTGCAACATATCCTGTCATTACAGTAAGAGATTGTGATATGTAATGACTACTCAAGTTCTAAGGTTAGGACCATTTACAGGTGGATTAAATATTGGATCAGATCCCGTTCTTGTTGCAGATACTGAACTTATCGCTTGCTTAAATCTTGAATTAGATATTGACGGTTCTCTAGTTTCTAGACCAGCTATTCAAGTTGCCTTTCAGGGAGGATCAAATGGAAGATTTCTTATCTTTGGTTCTGTTGTGTTTTCTGGTGTTCTTTATTTATTCGGTACACAATCTGGAAGTACTTTTGTTAGCTCTAATGCGGGAAGTTCGTGGACACAGTTAAATCCTGGTGGACTTTCGCGTGAATGTAAAAGTATGGAAGTATACAATAATACAGTATGGATGCCTGCCACAGTAGGTAGTGCTAATGGTGGAATTTCATGGACTGTTGGCGGTGGAGCAGTTGCACAAGCAGCAATGCCGAGAGCTGACAAATGTGTAGTTCATAAAAATCGTCTTTACACTTGTCCAGGTGAAAATGCAACTTCTAATTCGTCTCGTCTTACCTTTTCGCAATCGGCCGATTTTACTACATGGCCTGGTGCTAATTTTATTGATGTACAGCCTGGCGATGGCGATACTCTCAATAACGTGGTTGTCTATCAAGATAATCTACTTATCTTTAAAGGAGAAAGTACTCACGTTCTTGCGTACGACTTAGATCCTGTTGATGCTATTCTACGTGAGATTAATCCTGTTGTAGGTTCAGGTGGTAGTTTTGGAGTAGTACAGTACGAGAATACTATTTATGTACTACATCGTAACAAGGTATATGAAGTCACAAACTACAACTTCTCACTATTGAATCTTAAAGTTCCTCTAGTATTTGACAATGCTCTACCTACAGGAACTACTGCACGATTTGAAACACAACATTTGAGTCTTGTGGGTGAGCGACTAATTGTCAGGTATTACAATCGTACCTATTCTTTCCAGTTACGCACCCGTACATGGTGTGAGTGGTCAAAGACAGATGATACTTCAACTATTGAATGGCACGTATTTGGTCCTTTAGTAAGAGCTAGAGATTTAGCAGGATCAGGATTAGATAGCTACTACACAGGTTATTCCTTTGATGTATCTTCTGGTGGATATAAAATTATTAAAGTTATTGATGGTAGGTCTAGTGCAGCTTTTGAAGGTTTAACTAACGTCAATACTTTCTTTTGTATTGCTACCACTAAAGACTATGACATGGCAGATCCTATCAGGTATAAGAGACTATTCTGGTGGGGTGCTGACGTTATTACAGGTCAGGATGTTACAGGCTCTATTACACCTATTACACTTATCAGTTCTACAACCTGGAATGCTTTAAATCTAGAAAAATGGAGTGATCTAAATACGTGGGGCAATCCCACTATGGGAGCTAACACTTTCCAAGAAACTATCAACGGTGATGACATCGCTAATACAAATAAGTTAATTAAATTCGGTAAAGCTATGCGATTCAGAAAAGCTAATTTCTCAATTATGCTTATAACTAATGGAACATCTGACGAACCAACGAAGGTTTTTCAATTCACTGCAATCGTAGCGATTAAGCAGATGGTCAGTGCCCGAGTCTCGTGATTACATAATTACTGCTTTATATCCTATGCATCCTAGTCTTAAGGTAACCTTTCATGGTTTATACAGTAGAAAAACAGCAGAGTTTGCAGAGTCTATTGGCAGAGAATTAGCATACGGTCCACCTCAGTTACTTGTTGATACTGAACACTACGGTCCACCAGTACTTTTATGGCCTCTCGTAGTAGAGGAGAAAGATGATATATCAGGGTAAACAGTATCTTCCCTATGCTGCTGGAAATAAAACGTATGGTGGGGGGAGAGATGCTCCTAATATTGGTCCTGTAGATCCTACTGGCCACAGGGAGCGAGATTTAAAATATCAAGCTAGACGAACAGCGATGCTGCGTAGATTAAAAGCACAACAGTCAGGTAATTTTGGAAGCGCTGATGTGGGAAGGAATATTTAAATGCGTGCATATGACAGTGGTGGAGGTTCCGCAGGTGCAGGAATTGGAGCAGCATTAGCAAGTACTCTTAGGAAGACAGCATCAAAAACAACTAGTCGTGGAGCAACTTCAAGTGGAAGCAGGAAATCTGTTTCTCGGAGTAGTGGAAGTTCTTCTAGTTCTTCTGGAAGAAGTTCGGGAGGGGGCGGTGGAAGTTCTGGTGGAGGTGGAGGGAGTTCTAAGCCTGCAATCACTGTTCCTTCACTTGCTGCTTATTTAGGTACTGATTCAACTTATCAGAACGCACTTAGTGGTGGAAAACGAACTCTTGCTGATTTTATTAGTGAATTGAATCGTAAGCGTGGAGAAGCTACAACTCAGTACACTCAAACTGGTGCAAATATGGAACGTGATAGGACTCAGCAGTTATCAGATTTACGTGATGAATTCGCTTCTCGTGGACTTATTCAGTCTGGTCTTTACGGTCAGGAAGAAGGAAAATTTCAGCAGCAGTTTACAGATCAGAGAACTGCTTTAGATCAGCAGCAAACTGGGCTATTAGCTGATTTGATGTCTCAGCAAAAGAACTATCAGCGAGAACAAGATTTAGCTATGCAGGCTGCAAAGCAGGAAGCGTTAAATCGCAGAGCTGCGCAGTACAAAATTGGCGCTTAGTTAGTCTAAGGAAGTTTAACTATGGGCTATGGTGATCCAAGTATCGCAGCTGCAATTGCAGCATTAATTGCTAATCCTCGTGTGCAGTCTGGAATTAGTTCAGTTAGAAATGCACTTCCTCAAGTATCTGGTCCTTTACGTGCAGGACCGGGTATGGGTGCTTCTCCTAGAAGTGGAAATACATTAACACTTGCACAGCAAGGTAGTACAGGTGGTGCTAGTTTTGGTGCCAGTATGGGAAATTTACTTAATGCACTTAGTGGAAATGGACAGCAACAAGATCCTTTAATGACTTTATATCAGCAATTAGTAGATCAGTTACAGCAACCAGTTAGTGCACCTACAGGTATTGATACTGCCGATTTAATGAAGCAAGTTCAATCAGCCCTTAATCCAATTTATGATTCTCGCGAAGCTGTGGCTCAGTCACAAAATAAAAGAGCACAGGCTGATGTTCAAGGCTTATATGGAGATCTAGCTAAAGATTATGAAAGATTAGCGCCACAGCAGGTAGCACAAGCTAAAGATGCACAGGCACAAGTTGCAGATCTATATGGACAATTAAGAAGTAATATTGAAGGTAGTTACTCTCGTGTTTCTCAAGAGCAGGGCGATGAATTTAAACAGTTAGGCATTCAGGACGCACTTCCTTCTGTTTTAGCTAAGCAAGCTCCTGCTGTTACTGAAGCAACTACAGCAGCATCTGAGAATCAAGCACAACAGCAGCAACGTTACGCAGATATTGGTCAGATGGATTCCACGTATTATCGTGAAGGTTCTCCAAATTCTCTTATGCGAGGTAATGAAGAATCTACTAATTTACTTAATCAGTTACAGGACTACATTCAGCAAACTGAAGGTGAACGTACTTCGGGAATTCAAACAGGTTATCTTCAGCAATTAGGACAAGCTCAAAGTAATCTAGGACAACAGCAGCAAGCAGCTCAAACTGAAACTGCACGTAGACAAGAGATGCTGTGGCAGATGTTACAGAGTCAATTACAAAGTAGTAATACTCAGCAGAAATTAACTCCTGATACCTTTATGAGTCAGCTTCCACAGCAGGTGCAGCAGGAAGTTGGAAGTGCTTTTACGCAATTGCAGAGAAGTCCTGAAGCTGTTTACGGTAAGGTACAAGATCCTCGTAATCCAGTTCCTGGTACTTTTGTTGATACTAGTCCTCAGTGGTACATGGCACAGGCTGATAAAATGCTTCAGGACGGTACAATCGACCCTACTACCCATCAGGCACTTCTCATGTATTTACAGCTATACTATGGTAATAAGTAATGACGGATCAAAAGCTAACAGATATTCTTGCAGATTTAGTTAGAAATAATGCAGCACGTGGACCCTTGCCAAGTATGAGTCAAGTATCAGGACTTTCTCAAGCTATTCTTTCTGGTATTCCTATTCAGAATCCATACAATTCTGGTGCTCCTCAAAATGCTGCTGACATTCGCGGACCTAGTTTTGTTAATAGAATTCTTGATATCCTATCGCGTCCTGAATACGCTATTTTAAATCACGCTCAAAAAGCCTATGAACGTGCAGATGCTGAAGGTGGAGGAGTACTTAATAATCTTAAGGAGAGTACCAGTGCTGCCAGTCTCAAAGATCTATGGGCTGGATTAGCTGGTAAAGAAAAGACTACAGGTAAAGACATTCTTGAACAGAATCATATTGGAGATAACCTTTCTGGACCTGAGAAATTCGCTCTTAGTTTTGGTATTGATATCGCTGCTGATCCTTTAACTTATCTAGGTGGAGCTGGAATTCCTGGTAAGTTAGGAAAAGCAGCAAAGCTTAGTACTGAAGCTTTAAAAGCAGTTGAAGAAGGTACAGGAAAAACAGCACAAAGTTTAACTGAACAAATTGCTAGAGATGCTAGTAAAAAAGCTGGAGAACTTGACACTGTAGTTCCTAAAGCTGGAGAGCCTGCTCCCCCAATTGGAAGTCCTCCTAGAACATTTGCTGCCGGTCCTGGTGTTCCTGGAGTAACTGATGAACTTGGTAAGGCAATTGAAGAAGGTAGAGTTAAACCCAACTTAGGTGCTAATTTAGAAGAACCTACGTTACCTTTGGACATTCGACAAAGTGTTCCAATGAAAGCACTACCCACAGCTGTTAAACCTGAAACTGAAGCTCTTGCTAGTATTAAAGAATTGAATGCACAGATTGAATCCGTTAAGAGCCCTGTGGCCAAGAACATTCTTAGAGGTCAAGTAGAAAAACTTAAAGCAGGGGTTAGACCTGCTGACATTCTAAGTGAAGCTAGAACTACTCCCCCGTTATTCCCTGCTTTAACTATCGGACAACGTTGGATTAACTCTGCTAAGGAAGCAGCTCAGAGTTTCTTAAAAACTACACGAATGAAAGATATTAATCACGTAGGACAAACTAATTTATACAATAGGGTTCTACACGCTGCTAGTAAAGTACGTAAAGATCGTAGACCTTTCCACGTTCTTCAAATGCTTAGAATTGCTGAAGAAGAAGTTTTAAAATCTGGTAGACATCTGACTGATGCTGAAGGTATTAGTGTTAGATTAAGTGATGTAGCTAATATGCTTGGTGGTCCTAAAGCTCTTAATTCTAAATTAGTTGATGATTTTCGTCGGGCTCGTCCCTCTCAAGGAATTGAAAATTTGAAAGCTTTTACCACGCCACAGGTTGCGAGTCAGATTCTTGATCCTGTGATTCAAACAGGTAAAGAACTTGCTCCAATGCTTGCACAGTTACCTCCTAGTCAAACAGTAATGGTTGGTAGTGAGATTTCTAAAGCATTAAGAAAGATTGCTGAGCAGGCTGGTGCTTCCAGTAGAGAATCTGGAATGGCTAAGCAGTTTATTGATGACATGTTTAATCCTGTACGTGATAAATTATACAGTACTGTACAGCAGGAAGCACGTAATCTTGTTCGACAGTCTGCTACTGGAGTTACTAATCCTACAACTTTGCAGCACATTTCTGAAGAGACTTACAAAGCTCTAGGATCTAATCCCAAAATTCTGGGTAGGCAATTAGAACAGAGTAAAGTTGTTGAAGGTATCATGACTAAATTTGCAACTTGGTGGGGTGCTAAAGATCTCAAACCTTTCTCTCGTGAATACATTGATACAGCTAGAAATGTTGCTGCTGCCTTCAGTGAAACTATGAAACCACTAGTAGAGGCAACAACTGTTAGTCAACGTAAAATTGCATGGTCTGTAGCTCAAGGTAAAGCTATAGCAGGATCACCAGCAGAGCAGCAATTAGCAGATCGTTTTAAGTATATTATTGAAAGTTTAATGGGAACTCATGGAATTACAGATAATGCAGAAGCTGTCGTTCTGAGAAGTGGAACTGTTTTAAAGGAATTAAATGATGAGCTTCCAAAAGCTCTACAATTTATTGATAAGAAGGGTGCAGATGAACTGGGTAGAACATTCGATTACAGTAAAGGTAATTGGATGGATTCTTGGAAAGAGTGGAAAACAACTGAACCTGCTGAATCCCTTTATCAATTAACTAGATCTTTACAGCTAGTTACACGTAAGAATGCTATGTGGGATGATGCTGCTGCACGTTGGGGAATGCCTTTAAAGGGAGCAGAATATCAGCATGAAGCTAGTGCTATTCCTCGTTTAAAAGGAACACATTTTCCTCAGCAGATTGCTACTCAGCTTAATAACCTCAAGAATCAATTGGATCGTGATGTCTTCAAGACTCCTCATAAGGCTATTGAACTATTTGATAAAGTACAGAGAATGTGGAAAACCGGAGTTACTATCTACTCTCCTTCTCATCATATTAGGAATTTAAATGGCGACATTTATCTTGCTGCTCTTGATGGAGTTACTAGTCCCCGTCCTTATGCTATTGCTACTAAGGTTCTCCACGCTTTCCCAACGAGATATAAAGATCTTGAATCTGTTTTTAAAATTATGGACCCGAAACTCAGAGAGGCTGCATTAAGGGCTCGTCCTGGCAATGTCGTGCTGACTACACGTAGTGGTGAGAAAATGACCGCTGAGATGCTTTACCAGGCTGCTGAGAGTCGAGGATTGTTCCCCAGGGCGGTCTCTATCGAGGATTTGACAGGAGGCGGATCTCCTGCGTTTGGAACTTTTGGATCTAAATTTAAGCCCTTTAACGGTAAGGTATATGATGCCGCAACCAGAACTTCCGAACTTAGAGAACATTGGGTTAGACTTGCCCATTTTGCAGACATTCTTTCTAAATCCAAAGGACCCCTTAGTACAGCTGTTGAACAGGCTGCAAGAAGAGTCAAGAAATTTCACCCAGACGGAATGGACCTCACAGGATTCGAACAAAATGTACTTCGTAGAATAATTCCTTTTTATTCTTGGATGAGAAAAGCCACACCGCTGGTAATTGAAGGTGCAGTTATGCGACCTCATATTACATTAGCGTTTCCTAAAGCTATGGCAGACATTCAGTACGCAACTGGAATTGAATCTCAGGGACCTGGTAATCCCTTCCCCGTTGATCAGATGTTTCCTGATTGGCTTAAAGAAAAAGGAATTGGTCCTATTTTAGGTCCTGAAAGTGGACTTGGTAGACAAGATGACTGGAGAGGACATGCTCCAGGAGACACTATTGTTAATCCTAGTACACCTTTCTTAGATCAGTTACAGCAAATTGGCAATCCTCAACAGACGCTATTAAGTGGTTTGAGCCCTGTGGCGAGTATTCCTATTTCATTATTAACTGGACAAACCCCTCTTGGAATTCCTTTAGAGAATGTACAAGGAGGCGCTTCTGGGTATGTAGCTCAGCAAGCATTTCCTGCCATTGGTTTAGGTGAGAGATTATCTGGTAATTCTCGAAATAACGAACCTTATAATCCAGAGCAACTAATTAATTGGCTTACCGGTTTAGGTGTTACTGGAACTGGTCCTTATCAGGCTCAAGGTCAAACAGAAATTCGTCAATTACTAACGCAAATGGCAAAGAATAATCGCGGTGATTATAGATGACTTCAGCGGCAGATAGTATCTTAGCACTACTTAAAAATAGTCCACAAAATTATCAATCTCAACAAGATGATCAGCAAGATACTTCTAATCCAGTTCAACAATCACAGCAGCCACAGGCACAACAATCGTGGGTGGCAGACTTAATTGCTAATCATTCGGCAGCAGGTAATGCAAGAATTAAGAGAACTCCTGTAGGTTTTGATTTCAAGAGTATTCCCTTTGATCCTAGTTCATACTATCGAGCCTTAGGTACTTTTAGAGATGTATCTAGATTAGCTACTACAGTTACAGAGACTGAAGCTGCGAATAGACAACAGGCTGAATTAGAAAGACAACAAGCGGCTGATAAAGCAGCAGCTAACAGCGCTCTTGGTGGAATTAGTGCTAATTTTACTTATGACGGTGTTAGTAGAAAGTATCACTTAAAAGGTATTGCTTCAGATGTAGGAACTGCTGCTGATGCTCTAGGTTCTAAATTCGGAATTAAAACTGTTTACGGTAAAGGTCCTGGATCTGTTCCTGGATCTGACCACCCTAAGGGTCTTGCTCTTGACTTCATGATTAATAACACATCTAATGGAAAAGCCCGAGGAACTCAGTTAGCCAATTATGTTATTTCAAATTATAAAGCATTGAATGTAAAATATGTCATTTGGTACGATTACATCTGGCATCCAGGTAGAGGATGGTCTAAGTATAGCGGCCCCTCTAACCACGAAGATCATGTGCACGTTTCCTTCAATAGTTAATATTGATAGGAGCTTGAGGAACCTTGCGTGAAAAAGGAACAGGACAACCAGGTAAAAAGTTGGGTTCTTCTATTAGCCGGATTAGCAGGTATTGCCTACCAGCAATGGACTGGCGAAATAAATATAGTTTTACTTGGTATATTCACAGCGATGTCGGGGGTTCCAGGATTGGCCCACATCATCTCACTTATCAAGAGTTCACCCATCGTATTACAATCATCGGCCTCTCAGCAGGAATCTTTGGAACAGGAGCAGGACAAATCTTCTTCGAGTTGATAAAGAGTTGACTGTGGCTGATCCTAATAAGAAAGAATACAAGACTAGAGCTGTGTACATTATGGTTCCTAGAAAGTTGGTGATTACAGCAATAACAGCTTATGTGTGTTTATTTATAGGAGTTGCAGGTTCAATTCAATGGGCTAATTATGTTGACAGGAGAAGTAATCAGCGCCTCTGTGGCGTGATCGTACTGTCTAATGAAGCGTATAAAAGTAATCCCAGACCAACTCCTGTTGGACAAAAACTGGGTAATGCCATGGAAAAATTATCAAACGATTATGATTGTAAATAGAAGAAGCCCCTGACTCATCATCGAGTCAGGGGCTTCTTTTTGTTTACTATTCTTTCTTTTGTGATTCCTTCCATTCCTTTACTTTTTTATTTAGTTCTTTAAGCTCTTTAGCTGCTTTATCCATTGCAGCTTTATCTTCCGGAGTGAGCGCCATCTAAATCACCTGTGTGAATATTCGTTTAAAATCTTCTACATCGAACCAGGATCTATGATTTGATACGTCGTATTGAACTCTTACGTAATTACCTTCTACCTTTATAACTGCAACGAGGCGTCCCGTTACTTTGTTCATGAAGATTTGTCTAGGCATACTATTTTCTCAGTAAATCTGCTGCGTTAATTTTGCCATTCTTAACTGCCCAGTACATAAAATGTACGTGACCATCTAATTCATGATTCAAGGGATTGCTCTTCGGGAGTGGCTTTCGCCCAATCCATTTGTAACCAGTAGATTTAATACTGGCACCTTGTTTAATAAGTTCTACATTTTGAGCTTCAGCCCATGATTCAACTCTTCCAATAACGCGAGGAGTCTCCATGTCCGAATAGACTTGTTGTTTCATTTTGTCAGGATATAGTAGATAGTCTTCAATAACACACTTCTTGACCTTTTTTAACTGAGCTAAGAAATGCACCATGTCCAGGGAATTAATAGTGTACATAAATACAACATAGTATCTAGCATCATAGCCACAGACGCCGTTTGCTCTACCGGGATCAATTCCTAAATACAGTACAGGATTGTGATCGGAGTTGACGGTCTCTTCAAATCGTTCAAATTCATTTCGTTGTAGAAGCATTAGACATTCTTCTTTCCAATTCGATGCTGACAATCACACCATGTAATACCCTTGCACTTATTGTGAAAAGCTCGTTTCCAGAGTATAACAACATCAGGCGGTCCGAAAGGATAATCTCCTGCATTTTTACACGGTTCACAAATGAAGTTCATGGTTTTCCTTCATAGTAATCATTTTCTAACTAGTGTGCTTTGTTTTTGATCCTCCTAGCTATTTCAGCCATTGCAGAAGCCTTAAATGTATCTTTATCTGGAGGCTTAGTAGTCCCTGCAAATTTTGCTTCATACATCTTTTCTACTACTTCTTCAACTACCTCGATTGCGAAAGTAATCATCTTTTCTGACATTTCTGATGTAGCCACTTTATGTTTTCTATCATATTCCATATCATAGGTGTACTCTAAATAATTTGTTTTATCCTCGTTCTGAGTCACTTCTGTCCTTCCACAACCATGTCTATCTCAAACTTAACGCCTAGCTGTCGACTTTCTGGAACGTTCTCTAGCACTCTCTTAATACGGTCAATTTCACAATTGTCATCGTCTTCAATTGTAATAGAGTCATGGACTTGAAGAACGATTGGTTCGTCTTTAAGTGCAAGCATACGCCGTTTGACAATTTCAAATGCACCCCCTTGCAGGATTGAGTTCCATGCTTTATGGGCTTCACTCTTATGTAGATGACGACGACGCCCTGTCCAATAGTCGATATACCCGTCATTTGTAGCAAGTAACGTCGCTTTATTTGCAATCTGCTTAAAGCCAGGCCATGTCCCGTGATATTCATCGTAAAGCTCATCAGACTCACTTCTAGGCATTTTAAGTACTAGTGCAACTTTTGCTTTTCCTGCGCCATATAGAGTTGAATACACAAATGTTTTAATTTGATGACGCGGTCGTCCCAAACGTATCGCCATCTGTTCAAATATATCCGCACCCGAATTGAAGAGTTCAATAAGTTCGTGTTCTTTGGCATAAGCAGCCGCAAGGCGAAACTCAACTTGTTTGAAGTCGAACGTGCGTAGTCTAGTTCTACCTGATATGCTACGCTTTCGCTGTTCGGCTCTCCAAAGGTCAATAAATAGATCTTCCTCGCGTGTAATGAAAGCTTTTTTAACATCACCATTCCAAGGTTTTACACTTTCCCGCGGAATCTGTTGAAGATTAGGTTTCTCACAGCTGAGACGACCAGTGCGAGCACCATGTACTTTGTAGTTGGGGTGTACGACATCATTCTCATCTTTCAAATCTAAATAAGCCTGAAAGTTAGAACTAACTGTTTTCTGCCAACCACGATAAGTTAGTACTTTTTGAGCTGTTTCATCGTTTAATGCGTCTAAATGTAGTTCATATTCTTCTAGAGCTTCCTTATCAAATGAAGGTTTGCCTGCGGGTGTTTTCTTAACCACTGGTAAACCGAGATCATCAATAAGATACTTTCCGATTTGCTGGGGACTTCCAGGATTCCATCCCAGT